AAGGACAATCTATATGGTAATAAAGGATCAATGCATAAGAAATTTGATCATGATAAATTTGCTGCTGATTGTTCTGAGAGTTCAATACCTCAACTGATTAGTTATAATTCTGACCAACTAGTTAAGGATAGATTTAAAGATTGGAAAGCTACTGAGTTTGATTTAACTTATACCATGCGCTCTGTTGGTCATTATATGAGAGAACAAAAAGAAAGAAAGGAACTTTTGCTACTTAACTATGGAACTTAAAGATTGGTTGAATTCTATAAACTTTAATAAGGAAGATTTGTCCTATGATATAAAGACATATCCTCCTTATGTTATCAATAGATGCCTGTCAGGTTTTATTGATACTATAATGTATGCTAATGAAATGAATAGGTATCATAACCTAGATAAGGACATGCAATATTCATTTTATCTAAATAGTGTGAGGAAAAGGAAGAGATTCTCTCCTTGGCTCAGAAAAGATAAAGTCAATGATTTAGAATGTGTTAAAGAATACTATGGTTATAGTAATGAGAAAGCATCTCAAGCACTGAAAATTCTAGATAAAACGCAACTGAACTTTATTAAACAACGACTTGAAACTGGCGGCACACAATGAATACACAAGAACCACAGGTGAACTGGTCGCCTGATATGATGGTTGAGGTTTTACTTAATGAACCTGATGACTTTCTCAAAGTACGTGAAACATTAACTAGGATAGGAGTGGCTTCTAGGAAAGAGAAGAAGCTATATCAGAGTTGTCACATTTTACATAAGCAGGGTAGATATTATCTTGTACACTTTAAAGAATTATTTGCATTAGATGGCAAGAGAGCTAATCTAACAGTTAATGATGTTCAGAGAAGAAATCGTATTACTAAGTTACTCTCTGATTGGGGATTGATTGGTATTGTAAAGGAAGAATCTTGTTCAGACATAGCCCCATTGAATCAGATTAAAGTTCTTTCTTATAAAGATAAGGGTGATTGGATCTTGGAACAGAAGTATAATATAGGTAAAAAGAATAAGGTACAGGAAACCACACCTGAATAAAAAGACTTTCTTGTATAATTAGTAATGGATGCCTTAGGGGTCCACTATTAACTAAAGACGCTTACGGAGGTCTATTATGTTTGGTCCAAATTCGCTTACGCTCTCAGTTCCTGAGACAGCAAAATACCTTGAAACTATTCATAGAAATAGCATAGGTCTAGATGATTGGATGAGAAGACTTGACTCTACATTTGAAACAGGAGATGTCAATTATCCACCATATAATCTTGTCAAAGAGACAGACACAAGATTTAGATTAGAACTTGCTATTGCAGGATTTAACAAAGAAGATGTTGAGGTAACTACAGAGTCTAATAGACTTTCTGTAGAAGGAAAGCAAAAAGAATCTGATACAGATGAGTATGTATATAGAGGGTTAGCATCTAGAGCATTTAATAGAACATGGACTCTATCTGATGATGTTGAGGTTAGTGAGGTAGAGTTTGTAAATGGACTCCTTACTGTTAGATTGAATAAGATAGTACCAGAGCATCAGAAGAGAAAGGTATATGAAATCTCATAGGTTAAATACTAATACCAATGAGAGTGCTTTATGCTATCTACTCAATATCGTTTGAGACTAGAAGCTATCTGTAAAGATGTGGCTTCTGGAACTGAAGTGAGCCTAGATGATATGATCTGGGCTGACAAATTAGCAAAATCAAATACTTCTGCTAGAGGTATGTTGAACACTGCAAGGAGAATAGCTACAAATCCAAATGAGTCTTTTCTGAATGAGTTGAATATTGGAGACCCTGATTCAACTCATCATCGTAGGGGTTTTGGAGATCCACAAGATGTGGTAGATTGGTTTCACAATGAGAGGAGTGATGACTGGAGACAAAGAGATTAAGAAACTCACTAAGGAGGAGATAGGTTATAAAACCACAGACAAAATACGTCAGATGTGGTTACTTAATCCACATGATCATCACATGTTATATGTGAGAGATGATGGTTCTTTCTATGGGTTCACTCATATGAAAGG